TCTCGATGACCTGAGTGATGGGCATCTCGTATGCGAGCAGCTCCTGCTCGGTCTTCTCGAACGTCTCCGATGCGATGGTGAAGAAGGGGACCTCGAAGAGGGCGGGGGTGTGGAAGCGGAGGCTCCCAGGCATCCCGAGGAGGGGCCCGAGCCTGAGTAGCCTGCTCACTTCGCCTCCGCCCAGCTGTAGCCGGGGCCGCCGTCGATGGGCAGCGGGACCGACAGGTTGTCGCGGAAGGGGTGAGTCATGACGTGCTCGATGAGCTCGAAGCACGCGGCCTCGACCTCGTCGTCGTCGGGGATCTCGAACATCAGCTCGTCGTGCACCTGCAGCAGCAGCTGGCAGTCGAGCTGCAGCAGCAGCTGGGCCACCCCACAGAAGCGGTCCGACTCGAGGGAGTCGACCCACAGCATGGCGACCTTGGCGATGTCGGCGGCGCTCCCCTGGATGGGGGTGTTGACTGCGGCGCGCTCGGACATCCCGTGGTCCTCGCGGCTGTCGATGAAGGGCAGGTGCCGATAGCGCCCGACCAGGGTACGCACGCACTTGTGGTCGTGCCCGTACTGCTTCTGGTAGTCCGTGTAGCGCGCGATGCCGGGACGTGCAGCGCGGAACTGCTCGATGGCGTGCTTGGCCTCCTGGATGGTGATGCCCGCGGTGACTGCCAGCTTCGCCGGACCGCCGCCGTAGATGATGAGGAAGCCGGAGTTCTTCGCGAGCTTCCTCTCCCACAGACGCTGCTTCTGCTCGTCCGTGGGGTCCTCCGCCTGCTTGGCCTCGTAGTACTCCTCGTAGGGCCGGCCGTTGATCTTGGCCGCGGTGTCGCAGTGGATGTCCAGGCCAGCGTTGATGGCCTCGATCATCCCAGCGTCCTGGCTCATGTGAGCCATGATGCGCATCTCCAGCTGGCTGTAGTCGTAGACCAGCAGGCGCTTGCCCTCGCCGGCGACGAAGGCGCCGCGGAGCCCGAACTCATCCTTGTCGGGGGTGGGGATGTTCTGCAGGTTGGGGCCGCTGCTGGACAGCCGCCCGGTTTGGGTGCCTGCCTGGTTCAGCGAGGTGTGGATGCGTCCGTCGGCGTCGACCAGCGAGGACATCTTCTTGATGTAGGTGTCGTACAGCTTGGAGAGGTGCCGGTGCTCCAGCAGGATCTGGGCCTCCTCGAGTCCGTCCTCGGCCCACTTCTCCAGCACCAGCTTGGCGGTGGACGGCATGCGGTTGCCCGTCGACCCGCCCGAGGTCCAGTGGATGCACGGGTGGCCGAAGGGATCCAGCCACTGCTTCTCGGTGTCGTCGTAGGAGTAGAACAGCTCCCGCAGGGCCTTGGGGCTCCGCAGGTTGACCATGTGGCCTGCCATCTTGCCGAAGTGCTTCTCGGTGTCGACCAAGGTCTGCTGGATGCCGGGGGAGATGTCCTCCAGGTACCCGGTGTCCACGCAGATGCCGCGGCGCTCGCAGCGCCACAGGACGTGGGTGAAGGGCTCCTCCACCTCGATGTAGTGGTCCCAGGCGGAGTACTCGTCGTCGAAGGGCAGTGCCTCCAGTCGGTCCCGCAGCTCCAGTCCGAGCTGCAGGGAGGCCCAGGCGTCCAGCGAGGCGTACTCGATGACCTTGTCCGGCTCCTCGGCCAGCGCCTTCAGCAGGATGTCCTCGAGCCCCTCGTCCTTCTTCTTGGCCCGGCGCTTGCCGGTCTCGGGGTCGACCAGGAAGACCTGGGCGAACTCCTGCATCGCCGTGGTGTTGAGGATGCCGTACTTCTTGATGCACTGCTTCAGGCCGTGCTGCCCGTTGACGTTGAGCAGCCAGTCCATGACCACCGTGTCCCACAGGGTGCCACGCAGCTCGATGCCCGCGTTGGCCAGCATGTGCTTGTCGAACTTGACGTTGGTGAGGACCTTGACGATGTCGGTGGAGTGGAAGAAGGGCAGGAACACGGGGAGGAACTCGCGGAGGATGCACCAGCGGTCCTCGCCGTCGCTGAGCGACCAGCACACGATGTGGTCCCGGATGGTGTCCAGGCCCGTGGTCTCGGTGTCCAGCCCCACGTGCTCGGCCCGCATCACCTTGTCCAGGCAGGCCTGTGCCTTCTCGTAGGTGTCGATGAAGGTGGGCTCAGGGAGTCCAACATTCAGTCGCATAGGGCCTCCGCCGTCCCCTCCCGCCGCGTGACGGGAGGGGAGGCATGAAGGTCAGGTTCGGGCGTAGCCCGGCCCACCACCGTAGGCCTGGGTGGGCGCACCCGCGTAGGGGTTCTGGACCTGCAGGCGCTTGGCCTGGTCCTCGGGCGTCCGCGGCTTGCCGACCCCGAACATCTCGGTGAAGTCGTAGGGGTTGGTCATCTTGGAGACCTCGTCGTCCCAGATGGGCACGACCACGCCGCCCTCCTTCTCCTCGAACCCGGAGATGAGGGGCCGGTCCGGGTCGTCGTTGATGAGGAAGTCGCTGCGGTAGCACCAGCCGAACTCCCTCGGGGAGGGGTGGTTCAGGCTCAGGGCGCTGTCGGTCTTCTCGCCGGTGCGGCGGAGCCACAGCACGACGTCGAAGAGGGTGGTCCGCTCCGGGTCCTGGCACTCCGAGCACAGGGTGGTCTCGATGGCGAGGCTGGAGTGGCGGCAGTTGGGGCAGGTGAGGACCTCGGAGGCGAACCCGTCGATCTCCTTGTCCGTGTAGGCGTTGTTCACGCAGTCGATGATGACGTGGCCGCACTCCTCGCACTCGAAGGAGGCCGTGGAGACGGTGCCCTCGTGGCAGTTGGAGCACATGCGGCCGATGTCGGCGTCGATGGTGCGCAGGTTCTCGAGGTGGTTGCGGCCGACGCTCAGGTACTTCTTGGCACCGAACATCAGGTCGTGGCCCTCGCGGCAGTGCTGGCAGCCCTTGCCCTCGCACATGACCTTGTTCATGTAGGGCTCGTTGGTCTTGGGGTTGAGCCGGACCTGGCCGGACTGGCGGTCCACGGCCGGGGCCAGGTGGTAGGGCACCAGGTGGACCAGGTTGAGGGTGAACACCTGGCGCGCGTCGCGACCGTTGTCGATGTTCTTGTCGCCGGCCTGCTTCTCGTGGCACCACACGCAGGGCTGCGGGTTGGCCGGGTCCCAGCCGGCGCTGCACAGGTCGATGATGGCGGACTGCCCGCCCTTGATCCCCTTGCGGTGATCCCGGGACAGGAAGTAGGGGTTGGCGGGCGGACGGCCGCCCACCTGCTGGTCCGGGCGGGGGTCGGGGTACTCGCCAGGCAGGAACACCACCGGGGATCCGATGTTGTCCTTGGGGGCGATGTACCTGTTGCGGAAGCCGCCGCGGCTACCGCGGCGACCGGGGCGCTTCTCGCGCCCTACGCTTCGACGAAAACTGCTCATGCACGATCCTCCATGCGTCCTTGTGGACTGGTATCTTCAGCCACTGGGGTTTCAGGACGGGCTCCGTCAGAGCCCTCTCGACCTCGTATCCATCGAGGTCATCAGGTTGGTGGAAGACGAACGGCTCGCCCTCGGGGTCGTAGCCGTCTGGGTAGTAGGGCTCTGGGTACATCGCGAAGCGAACGCGGCACCCAGGGGTGAGCATCTTGTAGGCGGCGCAGGCGCCGCTCCATCCGGCCTTGTCGTTGTCCAGGAAGAGGACGACCTCGGCGCCGAGCCGCTTGAGCCACTCGGCCTGGCGGGCGCTGAGGCGGCTGCCCATGATGGCGACGGTGTTGGGGAAGCCGTGCTGGATGCACCACAGGCCAGCCTTGAACCCCTCGACGAGGTTCACGCGGATGCCATGGTCGTGGTAGCCCATGGCCCACACGCGGTCCATGTTCCACAGGTAGAGCGACTTCTTGTACTCGTACTGCTTGATGCGCCGGCGCACCTCGGGGTCGAAGTGCTTCAGCTCGTAGGGGAGGTACTTGGGCTTGGCGTGGGAGGACCCACCGTGGATGCCCGCGAGGTTGCCCTCGTTGTCCCGCACGGTCCACGTGATGCGGTGGTGGGTGTGGTCGTACCCCACGTCGTACTCGTACATGACGTCTGGGTCGAAGCCTGCGGCCACCAGCTCCGAGGGGCAGTGCTGGTAGATGCCCAGCATGACCTCGGGGAGGGGAGTCGGTGTGATGTAGTCGAACGCCTTGGGTGTGCGGACGCGCTCCCTCTGCCTCTCCACGGCGTGCCTCACCGGCTCCAGCAGCATCTCCCGGCGGGACACCGGGATCTTCAGCTGCTTGAGCAGGTAGGGCAGACCACCGGAGGCCCCGCAGGAGTAGCACAGCCAGGCGCCATGCTCGGTGCTGATGGCGAGGGTGTGGGTGTGCCTGCCGAACTCGGCCGGGTGGAAGGGGCAGTTCACCAGAATGTCGGTGTCGCCCGAGGGCTTCCAGTGCCCCAGGTACTTGTCCGCAATCTGTGTGACGAGGGAGTGGACGTCGTTCATCCGCGGAAGGCCTTCTGGGTCACCCGCGGGGGGTTGCGTCCGTCGGCGTCCTTGTCGCCACCGCCGCGGCCACCTCCACCCTTCTTCTGCCCCTTGGGGTCCTTGCCCTGGTCGTCGAGGTTCTTCAGCCGGATGGCTTCCTCGGCGTCGAGCTCGGCCTTCAGGTGGAAGTTGGATGCGGGGTAGGCGTGGGTGGTGAACGCTCGGAGCTCACCCTCTCGGATCTTGGGGCAGACCCACACCAGCTCGTGGTCCTCGTCGTTGAGGATGATGCGGAGCGTGAGGTCAGCCTCCTGGAGGAAGGCGTCAGCGAACGCGAGGTCCTGCTGCTTGTTGGCCTGGGTGACCCCGATGATGGGGACCCGGAGCTGCTTGGCCGTCTCCTTGAGGTCCTGGACCACGTGGGTCAGGCTCTGCCACTCGATGGACTGCTTGCCGGTACGGATGTCGCCCATCCGGTAGATGCCGTCGGCGATGACGATGTCGGCCTTGTACTCCTCGGCCTTGGCACGGATGCCCTCGATGGTGTGGCCGGTGCGGGGGAGGTCGGCCGCCGTGGTGACCTTGAGGCACTTGTGCAGCCCCGTGGTCTCCGCGATGATCTCCTCGTCCTGCACCAGGCCCTCGAGGATGTCGAAGACCTGCTCCTCCATCGCAGGCTGCAGGCGCCCCTTGCGGAAGGGACCGTAGTCCACCTCGGCGATGAGCGCGGCGCAGCGCATGAGGATCTCCTCCTCGGTCATCTCGCGGGAGTAGATGAGCACCCGCGCGTTGGCGTGGAGGTAGGCGTGGATGGCGACGTTCAGCGCCGACCAGGTCTTCATCGTGCCTGGGCGGCCGTAGATGAGGATGAGCTGACCAGGCTGCCAGCCCAGGGTCTCCTCGGTCAGGGGCAGCCAGGGGGTGGGGATCCCGATGATCCCCTGGCCCCCTCGGACGACGTCGTAGCGCTCACGGATGACGCCTGCGTGCTGAGCGAGGTCGAGGTCCCGGGTGCCCGACTTGACTCGGGCGAACTTCCCAGACTTCGTGAGCAGCCGGTGGATGGCCTTCTCGACAGACCCGTCCTCGGCCAGCTCCTGGATCTCGTCGCTCAGCTGCAGCAGCTCGCCGCGGGTGCGTTCTTCCGTGACGATGCGGACGAGCTGCTCGATGCTGTCGCTGGTGTGCACCGGGGAGAAGTCGCGGACGACGTGTCGGACGAGGTCCATGGAGGGTACGGACCCCCAGTTGTCCCGGTCGTGGAAGCGCTGGTGCAGGTAGGTGTAGACGGCGCGACCCTCCATGGTCGTGAAGAACGACTGGTCGATCTCGTTGTCCTTGAGGATCTTGAAGTTCCCGTCTTCGACTACCTTCGTGAGCAGAATGATCTCCGGGCTTGCCACGAATATCTCCAGTGGTTGGGGAGGCTGGGAACACCTCCACACTACCTCTCTCAGCCTTGAATTTCAAGGTGGATCAGCGGCGGATTTCCCCAGCAATCCCAAGCACTTGGATCAGACCCTGATGGCCAGTTCGCGGTAGAGCGCCTCGGAGTGAACGATCTGCTCGGCCTGGTAGTTGCGGACCAGCTGGCCCACCTCCTCGACGGCCATGTCGATGGTCTGGATGTCGGGGTCCACGTCGAACTCCAGGCTGACGAACACGCCGAAGCCGGAGCCGTAGTCCTTGGCTGCGAGGTCGCCGCCGAGCCGGAGCCGGGCGGGGGACTTGGTCTTGGGGGACACGAACTTGTCGAGCACTTCCATCACCTCCTGGGGTACGGGTTCGGACGGGTCATGGTACGTCTCCATGACCTCGGGGGAGTCGGGGTTGAGCTTGGCCACCCTGGTGATGGCCAGGGACGGTTGCTGTCGCCGAGTGAGGCCTGTCACTTCAGACCGCTCAGCTCCTTGGGGCCATACACGGCCGCGCCGGTCTCGACGACCGTGGCGCAGCCCTCCTTGTACTTGACCATGGTGGCAGCGTCGACGTGGTCCTTGAGCTTGGACGCGTCGATGGCGGTCTTGATGATGCCGGCGTCGCAGAGGTCCTCGTACTGGCCGGCCTCGCGCGCCATCTGGATGAAGCCGTCGGGGTCGTAGATGACCGACTGCCGGGTCTGGGTGCGGAAGGGGGCCATCTTCGCGCGGGCGGCGCGTACCTTCTTCCGCGCGTCGACGACGGCGACGTTGCGCTTCTCGAGCAGGTCCCACAGCTCCTCGAAGGCCTCGGGCATCTCCGCCTCGATCTCGGCCAGGGTCTCGCGGTACTGCTCGTCGGCCGAGACGAAGGCGTCCACGGCTCGCTGGGCGTCAGCCCACAGCTGGTTCTTCAGTTCGGGGTCCACAGATCACTTCCTCTTCGGTAGGGGGGTTCGGTACAGGGTGTTGCGGGTCAGATCGACGATGCGGAGGGCCTGCTTCAGGTGCTTGACCGTCCGCTGCACCCACCCGCCCTGGTCGTCGATGTCCCAGAAGCGGAGCAGGTATGCGGGGTGAGGCAGTACCAGCAGTGGGTACCGGATGGTGGTGACCTCGCCCTCGATGTGCAGGTCCAGGATGGACCCGGTCATCTCCAGGACGCTGGGGCGGCTCCCCTTCCACTTCGTGTCGATGGCCAGCAGCGAGTGCAGTGCCGGCGCACCCAGGGAGACGACGATGGTGGGGTCGGTGATGCGGATGGTCTGGCGCAGCCTGTCCGCGCAGTTCTTGCACTCGAGGAGCGTCGGGTCGCGGTTCTGCAGGCGCATCACCTCCCGGCGGTCGTCCCACTCCTGCTTCACCGGCCGGCAGAGCACGGCGTTGGTGTAGAAGAAGCGCTCAGCCTCGCAGAGGGTGTGCCGGATGGCCCGCCACTGCTCCGCGGTGATGTTCTTGCGGGTGTTGTAGAAGGGCTTGAGGTCCTCGTGCGGGACCATGTGCATGAGCATGTCGTCGAGCAGCTGCCCCGTCGGGCCCACGAAGGGGAGCCCGGCCGCGTCCTCGCGCTGGCCCGGAGCGATGCCCACGAACAGCACGTCGGCGTTGGCCATGCCCTCGCCGAACACGATGTTGTTGCGCGTCCACCAGCCGGTGTCCACGAGGTCGGGGCAGAGCTCGCACTCCGCGTACTGCTCCTCCAGCTTGTCCAGGCGCAGGCGCGCCCAGTCGTCACGCGTCGGACGGGTTGGGCCAGACATCCTGGGTCATGTCCATGTAGGCGCCGTAGATGGTGTCGCGGTCGCTCGGGTGCATGTTGCCCACGCGGTACCAGGGGAGCCCGGCGGGGAGGTTCAGGCTCGACACGCTGCCGGACTTCCCACCGATGATGGGCATGAGGGCCGTGTCCTGGGTGGGGGCCCCGCCCGGCGTTGCGAGCTGGCTGCGCACCTGCACGGGCACGAGGGCGAGAGCGTGCTCCAGCCGCATGAGCTGGCCGGACTGGATGTCTGCCACCCCGATGTACCCGTAGGAGGGCGAGGCGCAGACGATGACGAGGTTCTCGGCCGGGAAGGGAGGCTCGGGTGCGTCCTTCACGTCCGGGTTGACGATGATCTTGCTCACGGTTACTCCAGCTTGAAATGTTCGACCTTGTAGTCACGCTTCCTCGCGAAGCGCTCGATCTGCTTGGCGTGGTCCAAGCACTTGGGGATGTTGTCCACGATGAAGATGGCCTCGGAGGAGACCTTCCCCTCGTAGGCCCTCGCCAGCCGACCCGTGGCCTGCTGGAAGTCGTTCTCGTTGGCGAAGGTGGTGGTGAAGATACCCACGCTCAGGTCCGGCCGGTCCAGCCCCTCCCGAGCGGCACCCATGGTGCCCACGACGATGTCGTTCTCGGTCAGGTTGGTCAGCCGCTTCTTGCCCTTCACCTTGCTCGAGATCACCCCGCAGCCCGGCAGGACCTCCTGCAGGCGGGGGATGTGATCGTCACGTAGATGGGAGAGGACGAGTACCTTGTGCCCAACCTCCTGCGCGTTTTGCGCGAGGCCCGCGATCATGCCGTTGCGGGTGGGGTGCTTCGCCTGCCACTGCCGTACCTTGACGACGTGGATGTTGTCGTTGACGTAGAAGCCGTCGCGCTCCTCCGCGGTGGGGGTCAGGCCGGTGTGCGCCAGGTAGACCACGGGGGGTACGTCCACCGAGAGGTCGGTGTAGACCACCTTCCCGAGGTGGATCTCGAAGAAGCGCTCGTTGCCGTCGGTCCTCCGCCTGGTGGCGGTCAGGCCGTAGCGGTCCCCGGTGAAGAAGGAGGCCACGCGGTTGAACTCCATCGCGGCCATGTGGTGGGCCTCGTCGTAGAGCACCGTGGCGAAGCGGCGCCGGACCCACTCGGGGACGAGGTTGTCCTTGATGCGGCGCCACAGGGTCTGGACGGTGGCCAGGACGATGGGGCGATCCCACTCGGCCTTGGGCCCCACCACGTGCCCGATGTCGTCGTCGCTCATCTGCAGCTTGTCGAGGACCTCCTCGTGCCACTGCTCCAGCAGTCCGTTGTCGTTCACGATGACCAGGGCAGGCCCCTGACCAAAGGCGATGCGGTCCAGCCCAACAACCGTCTTCCCGCGGCCGCACCCCAGGTTGAGGATGCCAGAGTGGCTGGACCGCATCGCGTGCATGGCCGCCGCCTGGATCTCGTCCCGGGGGCGGATGGTGGAGTTGTAGCCGATGCGTTCTGTGGGTGGCGCGAGGTCGATGACCTCACAGGGGACCCGCTCCTGCGGGAACTCCCTCGGGAGTGCGATGTGGTGCACCTCCTCCTCCCAGACGCGCACGGACCGGGCCACGAACTCGCCGGAGCTCGTCTTCTCGGTGAACCAGTAGGTGAGCGATGCCTCGAGGGCGTCGAGGGGGACGAGGGCCTTGGGGACCCACAGCATGGACCCCCGGTACGCCTTGTCCGGGTGGAGGGAGAGGAACCTCATCGCAGCTCGGCCGTGAGGATGTCGCGGAGGCGCCCCAGCACGTGCTCGAGGTCGTCGCCCTCGAGGCCGACCTCGGTGAGCGTGGGCGTGAGCTCGCGGCAGATGCGGAGGCCTACTTCGGCCGACCCCTTGTAGTCCTTGAGGTCCTGGCCGTGCTTCCGCTGCAGCCGCTGCTCCGCGACAGTCTGTCGTATCTCGGCCGCCAGGCTGGCTGGCGGGCGGCACGTGCGGAGGAACTGGGTGAGGAACTTGTCGCTGGGCAGCCTCCCCTTGTTCTCGATGAGTCGGATGTACTCGGTGGAGCAGCCCATGGCCTTGGCCAGGCTCGCGTGGCTCGCGTAGTGGGCCCGGTTCCGGATCTCCTTGAACATGGTGCTGACGCTGGGCATCACCGATCCCTCTGTGGGAAGTACCGCTTCCGGGGAACGCTGCGCACTGCGTAGTGGAGTTCCCGGATGAGAGCATCCAGGGTCTGGATGCCAGTATTGTACGCCAGCTTGGAGAAGAAGGTCTCCTCCTCGCTGTCGATCTCTTGCACCGCAGGGAGGTCTTCTTCCTGCGGGAGCTCTGCGGGCACCTGGCTGCTGGCTGCTACCCCGTGTCGTGCCCGAAACACGGGTCCGCATGCGCCCTTGTGGCCGCAGGAGTACCGGCACTCGTAGGTCGAGTCGTCGTACTCCTTCCCGAAGCAGGCTGGGCGCCCTACCTGCTGCGTGTTGAGGTCCCTGAATCGCAGTGTTCCTGGCATAGATTCTCCGGCGTTTTCTGGGTTACATCTTGGTCGTCTTATGCCAGGTTTTCGGCAGGTGTTTCGCTTGACTATGCGCCAGGCCGATGCCTACGATGCAGGCTGAACACGTCCCTTGAGGAGGCCCGCATGAAGACGGCTGGAGTCGTCCTGGACATGTACGATGACCGCGGGGCTCTGCTCCCCAAGCTCGCCAGCGCGGAAGACATCCCCGACTTCGCCAAGGAGGCGGCGGTACTCGAGCCCGAACAGCTCCTCGAGCTGCCCAACGACGCCTTCGCGTTGGCCGCAATCGACGGGGACACCGTCCTGCGCAAGTTCGCCACGGTCGATCCGGGCAACACCTGGTTCAGCACGCAGTACTTCCTGAGCCAGAGGGACTACCTGCCCAAGACAGCCCAGGCACACGTGGCCGCGCGGCTGCTGGGTGCCCACGATGCCCACCACATGCCCCCACCACAGGAGCTGGTGAAGGTCGCGATGGACCTGCAGGCCGACGCGGACGATGCAGCGATGGCCGACGTCACCGGGCAGGAGCCCGCCGCGGTCTTCGAGCAGGAGAAGGTGGCCGAGGACCAGCTCATCCTGGGCCAGTTCCCCGTCCGGACCTACGAAGAGGTGAAGACGGCCGCGGCCTTCTTCGCCGACCGCTGCCTGCTGCTCCACCCCCGGGAGCGGCGCGAGTTCGCCACCAAGCTGGCGGAGCGTGCGGACCAGCTGGACGTCCGGCTGGAGGGGTCGGTGGTCAAGTACGCCTCCGACGAGCGCGCCCCGGACGCCAAGATGTACGTGCTCGCCCGCAAGGAGTACCTCCCCGAGAGCTACCAGCCCGCGCTGGAGAAGTTCGCCTCCGAGATGGGAGGGGAGGACCCCCGCACCGTGGCCGAGGCCCTGTGCGGCTTCGACGAGGCCACCGGGCTGTCCCACCTGTGGGACCAGCACGTGGTGGACCCCTACTACACCATGCTGGGCGAGGTGAAGACGGCCGAGGAGTACATCTGGACGGAGGGTGCCGAGCGCGTGACGGAGAGCGACCTCAAGGGGCTCGCCGCCAACTCCGTGCAGGCACTCCGCAGCCACTTCGGCGACGACTTCACGGACCAGTTCACGAAGGACCCGGTCGGCGTGTTCAAGTCCATGCCGGATCCCACCAAGGTGATCCTCGCACGGCTGGGTGCCGACTCGGGGTTCTCCCCGGCTCATGGTTGACGTCGGGACCAGCGACCTCACCCCCACGGCGTCCACCAAGCTGACGCCCGCGACCATCTTTGCCCACCACGACGCCCACCCGGTGGTCCTCGACGCCCTGATGATCACTGCCTTCCAGAAGGACTGGTGGGAGTGGGACGCGGACACCATCTGGGAGGCCATCACCCAGTACTTCGGTCCGAAGACCGGCCGCGGCACCGGCATCAACATCAGCGAGCTGAACAAGAACAAGATCCAGGCCGTCAAGGTCCTCCACGGGAGCGACGGCTTCTGGAAGGGGTGGGAGGTCTTCGCCCCGACCCTGCAGCCCCTGGTCAACAACATCCCCCGCTTCGACGTGCTCCAGGCTCCGACCACCGCCCAGCTGATGGCGGGGATCGACATCGCCAACTCCGTCGTCCGGCACTCCTTCTCCGAGGAGGTCGCCCGCTTCGTGGCGGCCTCGTGCCTCAACGATGGGGTCTGGTACCTCCCCCCGCCCCTGGACTTCGCGCAGATCCATGCCGCTATCCCCAAGTACGAGTGCAAGGACTGCGGGAACGTGGGCCCGGGCCACCCCGAGGACGGCCTCTGCGACGTGTGCTCCGGCCGCTGGGCGGGGACCAAGAACATCGACGGGAAGCCCTCCCCCGACTCGGCCACCGCTCACCGCGGGGAAGGCCGGAACCTCCGCCTGTACAAGGAGAACGACCCCGACCCCGTGCGCGTGCGGTATGCTGAGGTCAAGTCGGAGGGAGCCACCCTCCAGGAGACACAGGTCGATGTGTGCGTGGCCCGCCTGATGGTGGCCACCGACTACATGAACCTACGGCAGCGTCAGCTGGCCCAGCAGCTGAAGATGGTGAGGCCATGGCTTCTCGTGTCATGACGCCAGAGCGCATGGCCGCGTTCCACCGCGAGCTGGAGAAGCAGGCCAACCCGGTGAACCTGGTGGGCCGCCTCGGCAGGCTGATGGCCGAGGTCCCGGGCAGCCTGGCCGGAGGTCTGAGCACCACGGCCCGCCTGATCGACCCGCGACAGACCCGCGGCATCCTCCGCAAGGGCTGGCACCACATGACACCGGCGGGCGCGGAGACCCAGAGCCTCCTCAAGGAGGTGAAGCGGCTGGGTACGACCTGGGAGGACTTCGCGAGGGCGAGGGGCCTGCCCATGGATCCGGCTGCTGCCGTACACGCCCGCGGGCTCGAGCAGGTGCGCGCGGCGCGCGCCGCCCTCCCCGCAGCGCAGCGCACTGCCGCCGAGCAGGGCCGGTGGGCCGGCAGGTCCAGGATGCTGGGAGGTACGGGCGCACGCGGGGCTGCCAAGTCCCTGGAGGGACAGGCGGCCAAGGCGCACCTGTACGAGCCGAGCATCCCACTGATGCAGGCCGTGCGTGACCCGAAGGTGCTGGCAGAGGAGCTGTCGCGCCGTGGGTGGACAGGCCAGGGCCAGATCGGGAGGTACATCCCCTGGGGTGGCAAGGGCATCGTGACCGGCCTGGGTGCGGGGTTCACCATCCCCGCCGTGGCGAAGAAGGATCCGCACGGCGACGGCAAGGGACGCTTCGAGCGCATCGGTGAGCACCTGGGTGGCAACCTGGGTCTCGTGGCCAGCATGCCCACCGGCTTCGCCGGCTTCTTCGGAGGCTGGGAGCTCGGCGCGAAGGCCATGGGGCTGCCGGGCAAGGGCATCGACAAGCTCATCGAACGTGGGAAGCTGCGCAAGCGCCTGCAGAACCCCCAGCCCGCGGGGCCCCCCTACACGGAGTTGCCCCTCTTCGATCCGAAGGGGTACCGTTCGGGCCCACAGCCAGCGGGACAGGTCGTGCTGCGGCCGAGAGGTGAGGCGTAATGCAGGGAATCGGCTTCCAGAACACGGCCTATGGGACCCAGCCCATGCAGCTGTCCTCCCGCCCCGGCGGGACGATGGGCTACGAGAAGATCGGGGTGCCCTACCCCAACCCGTTCTTCGACGCGGCGCAGACCTACTTCCCCAGCCGCCTCAAGCAGATGCTGCGGTGGTGCCGGTACTTCTTCTTCACCAACCCGCTCATCAACGCGGTGGTCTACAAGCTGGCCGAGTACCCCATCACCCCCATCGTCTACGACACCAAGGAGAAGAAGGTCCAGGAGCGGTACCGCCACCTGTTCGAGGACCAGCTCCAGATCCGGAAGTTCCAGATCGAGGTGGGGCTGGACTACTACAACTTCGGCAACGCCTTCGTCTCCGTCCACTTCCCCTTCGTCAAGTTCCTGGAGTGCCGTGAGTGTGGGCACGAGGCCCCGGCCAAGGACCTCCGCCCCCACTACCGCTTCTCCGACCTGAAGTTCATGCTGCGCTGCCCCAAGTGCGGGCATCACGCGGCCGCCCGGGTGCGGGACGAGACCCTCCGCAGCCCCAAGGGCATCCGGCTCATCCGGTGGGACCCGGAGCGGGTGGAGATCGAGCACAACGAGGGCCTGACCGACCCCGTCTACTACTACAAGATCCCCCGCCGCCTGAAGAACCGCATCCGTGTCGGACGCAAGCGGGTGGTGGAGCAGATCTCGGACACCTTCATCCAGGCGATGCGGAAGAACAAGGCCGTCGTGTTCGCGAACGACCGCATCTTCCACCTGAAGCGGCCCATCATCGCGCAGAAGGACCAGGGCTGGGGCATGCCCCTGGTGCTGCCGGTGCTCAAGGACATCTTCTACCTGCAGATCCTCCGCAAGGGGCAGGAGATGATTGCGCAGGAGCACATCGTGCCCTTCCGCGTCCTCTTCCCCCAGGCTGGGAGCAACACCAGCGACCCCTACAGCATGGTGAACCTCAGCCAGTGGCGCACCCAGATCGAGGACGAGGTGGCGCGGTGGCGGCAGGACCCCAACTACGTCCCCATCATGCCCATCCCCATCGGCCACGAGATGATCGGCGGCCAGGGGCGCGCCCTCATCCTGCACCAGGAGCTGCGGGTCTGGAGCGAGCAGATCATCGCGGGCATGAACGTCCCCCTGGAGTTCATCTTCGGTGGCCTGCAGTACTCCGGCACCAACATCTCCATGCGCATCCTGGAGAACCAGTTCATCGGGTACCGCGAGGACCAGAAGCGCATGGTCCGCGACTTCATCATGGGGCAGATCTGCGACCACCTCGGGTGGCCGCGCGTCGGCGTGCGCTTCGAGCGCTTCAAGATGGCCGACGACCTGCAGCGCCTGATGATCTACTTCCAGGCCAACCAGATGGGCAAGCTCTCCGACCGGACCCTCCTCCGTGAGCTGGGCGAGGACCTGGACGTCGAGGAGGAGCGCAAGCAGGGCGAGCTGGCCAAGCAGGTGACGGCCAACCGCAAGATGATGGTGGCTCAGGCAGCAGCCCAGGGCGAGTCGCAGCTGGCGGCTCTGCGCTACCAGATGCAGGCCCAGGAGCTGCAGATGTCCCTGCAGCAGCCGCAGGACACGCCACCCGACTACGCCGAGGGGCCGGCCAGCACGCCGAAGTCCCTGCGTGGTGAGGAGATCGCCCCCGGGGTGCCCAACGAGGTGGCGGTCTACCCGGAGAACGCGCAGGACCCCATGGCCATGGCGCAGGCCCCGAGCTACCCCGGCCAGTCCGGGCAGCTGGACATCCGCAAGGTCGCCCAGCGCATCGCGGCGCACCTGCGCAAGCTCGAGCGGGAGAACCCGGCCGCCTACGGCCAGGCGATCCAGCGGCTGAAGATGGGCAGCCCCCAGCTGTACGAGATGGTCGTGCAGCAGCTGTCCGAGGGCGGTGGCGGCGAGCGAGACACGCTCAACCCCATGCAGCAGCCGCTCCCCCAGGTGAAGCCCCCGCGCCGGCCCGAGGGCAAGGCCATCGTGTAGTTCAGGGCTAATGATGGGCGCGACAGTCTGTCGCACCCACCCCAGTCAGAGCGCCCGAAGGACGTCCTCCTGGATCTCCTCGGTGAACCCTTGGAGCATTTCCTGTGCCGCCCCGGACTCCATGACGGAGTGGATGAGGCAGTGCGCGTGGTAGTGCATGGGCTCCGCCTCGTCCACCAGGGTCCCGTTCCCGGTGCGAGGTGAGATGCCGTAGCGTCCGCCGGTCAGGACGAACACCTCGTCGTCGAAGTCGAACTCCTCGCAGCAGTAGTCACACGTCAGCATGGTGGTGCTCCGCGCCGAGCACGTGTGCCGGTACGAGAGTCGCGAGGCATGCCAGGTGGAACAACTTCTCCGGGTCCCCGTCCTCCATGTGCACGTCCTGGTAGACGTCCTGCTTGGACTTGCGGGAGAAGAGGACCTCGAACTGCTGGACCTGGAGTACGACATCGCCAGGTCGGATGGGCTGTTCGCAGTAGGAGCAACGAGGCCGGACTTGTCCGAGCGCGTCGTCCCATCCCTCGTCCTCCTCTGCGCGCTGCTGGATGCGGTCAGCGAATCTCAGAGTCGGCGGGGACATAGTGCTCCTCCACGATGCGGTGCTTCCGTTGGAGCTCCTCGAGGAGCCCCGGATTGATTTCGACCAGCTGTAGGGTGACGTCCTGGGCCACGATCTGCCCGGTGGATGGGCCCTTGATCGTTCCCCCACAGACGTCGCAGTACCCGTCGACCCAGAAGCCGACGTGCGTCTCGAAGGTGTCGGCGCACACGTGGCAGACCCACGCGTGGCCGCGGGAGTGCTCGCCCAGGAACTCCCCCATGCGGGCACAGTTGGTGCAGTCGACCTCGTCGCAGGTGATGAGGAAGGCCCCGGTTGGGCACCCCTCAAGCTCCCAGATCCAGTGCGCCAACAAGGGGCAGTAGGCGAGTGCGACGAGCCCGTCGGGGAACTCCATGTGGGCCTCCGTCAGGTCGCCTGCCGGCTCATGTCCCAGTCTGCGAGGATGTCGCGCAGGAACAGGAGCATGCCGGCGATGAAGCCGAGGCCGAAGATGACCACGAACTCCTCCACGTCAGTACCCCACGTCCTCCATGATGTTGTCGTCGAACTCCTCGACGGAGGACTGGTCCTCGTCGGGGTCGTCGACGACGTCCTCGTCCTCGGCCGGCGTGTCCTCCTCGTCGTTGGTGTCGTCATCGTCGTCTTCGGGGCCGGCGTAGGCCCCGAGGTCGTCATCCAAGTAGGTCATACACATTCCTCCAGCATTGTAGGTTCATCCCCCTTATGACAGTTGCCACTGAGCCCCTTGCAGGGGTAGCCTGGGGACCAAATAGGTGTCTTCATGACAACGCTGAACCCAGAGGGCTCGTTTGACGCCCTCAAAGACCGTGTCAGCGGTGCCATCGAGTCGACCTTCCCCTACGAGGGACGGGACCGCAGGCTGGAAGTAGACCGAGTCTGGGTCGACGACAAGAAGAGCATCGACGACATCCGCTCACAGCAAGAGGCCAAGATGAGAGGCAGGTCCTGGACCGTGCCCGTCATGGCCGACGTCCGCCTCATCGACAAGGAGTCGGGCAAGGAGCTGGACTCCCGGGCCATCCGGGTGGCCAACCTCCCCAAGGTCACCCGCCGCTACTCCTACATCGTCGACGGCAAGGAGCGGCAGGTCGACAACCAGTTCCGCCTGAAGTCGGGCGTGTACCACCGCACCACAGGCAAGGGTCAGCTGGTGTCGAAGTGGAACGCGGAGAAGGGCCTGGGCTTCGACCTGAAGTTCGACCCGGCCAACCGCCGCTACCTCATCAACTACGGCGACTCCAACATCCCCCTGTACCCCGTGCTCAAGGCGATGGGGGTGGGCGACGATGAGATCGAGCGCGAGCTCGGCCGTCGGATGCTCACCGCAGGGAAGAAGGAGAAGCACGACGTCGCGATGCGCGCCTTCTACAAGGCGTCCACCGGGAAGCAGGCCGACAGCATCGAGGCTGCCGAGGAGCACATCGCCAAGACCCTGGCCGAGACCAAGCTCCGGCCCGACAGCACCGTGCTCACCCTGGGCAAGAAGTTCGACCACGTGAGCTCCAAGGCGCTGCTGGCCTCGGCCGCGAAGCTCGCGCGCATCTCCCGCGGTGAGGAGGACGAGGACAACCGCGAGCACCTGTTCTTCAAGGACGCCCTCTCCACCGAGGACTTCATCGAGGAGCGGCTGCAGCGAGCGCAGCGGGACATCAAGGCGAAGCTGTCCAACAACATCGACAAGAAGGGCAAGCGGGTCCGCGAGGTCATCTCCCCCGACCTGTTCGACAAGCCCATCCGCTCGTTCTTCACCTCCAGCCAGCTCGCTCAGATGCCCGAGCAGATCAATCCCCTGGAGTTCGTGTCCGGCCAGACCAAGACCACGGTCATGGGAGAGGGTGGGATCAAGACCACGCACACCCTGACCGACGAGGTCCGGCTCATCGACCCGACCCACCTGGGCTTCCTCGACCCCATCCAGACTCCCGAGGGAGACAAGACGGGCATCACCCTCCAGCTCCCGCTGGGCGCACTCAAGAAGGGCAAGAAGCTCTACATCCGCGCCTACAACACCAAGACCGGGAAGATGGAGAACGTCGACGCCCACAAGGCGCACAACAGCACGATGGCCTACCCCGACCAGTTCTCCTGGAAGGGTGGGAAGCCAACCCCCGACGCCTCCGGCCGCGTGGCGGTCAGCGGCCCGGGTGGGGAGCTGAAGACGGTCGACTACAAGGACGTGGACTACGTCCTGCGCTCCCCCAAGGCCCTGTTCGGGATGTCCTCCAACCTCATCCCGTTCCTCCAGAACAACCAGGGTGTCCGCGCCATGACGGCCTCGCGCCAGCAGGAGCAGGCCGTTCCCCTGGTCGACCGCGAGCAGCCCCAGGTGCAGGTGAAGACGGAGAGCGGACGCACCTTCGAGCAGACCCTCGGCAGGTTCAACGCGCACCACGCTCCGGTGGCGGGCAAGGTCATCGAGATCAAGCCCGACGCCGTCGTCATCCGTGGGAAGGACCGCAAGAAGCACGAGGTCCAGCTCTACGACCACTTCCCCCTCAACGAGGCGTCCAGCGTCCTGCACTCCAACCCCGTCGTGAAGGTGGGGGACGAGGTCAAGTCGGGGCAGCTGGTGGCCGACTCCAACTTCACCAAGGGCGGCACCCTCGCCCTGGGGAAGAACCTGCGCGTCGCGTACCTCCCGTACAAGGGGTACAACTTCGAGGACGGCATCGTGGTCTCGGAGACGGGGGCGCAGAAGCTCACGTCCCAGCACATGCACCGCAAGCACCTGGCCATCGGCAAGGACACGGTCCTGAAGCGGGACAAGTTCCGCGCCTACTCCACCCCGGACCGCGCGCCGGACTCCAAGCTCAAGAAGCTCGACGACGACGGGATCATCCGGGTCGGCGAGACGGTCACCGAGGGCGACATCCTGGTGGCCTCCCTGAAGAAGCCGGCCCCCACCAGTGAGCGGCGCGCCCTCGAGCGCCTGCACAAGAGCCTGGTCAAGGACCTGGTCGAGCGGCCGCTCACCTGGGACAACGACACCCGCGGCAAGGTGATCCGGGTGGTGAAGACCCCCAAGGGCGTCGACGTCCACGTCGCCACCGAGGAGCCCGCCCGCGTTGGGGACAAGCTGGTCGGCCGCCACGGGAACAAGGGCGTCATCACCGCCATCATCCCCGACCACGAGATGCCGAGGCCCACGGAGAAGGGGTCCGCCCAGCTCGACGTCCTGCTCAACCCGGCGGGGATCCCCGGCCGCATCAACCTCGGGCAGGTCCTGGAGACCGCGGCGAGCAAGCTGTCCACGAAGCGCCGGCCCTACGTGGTCAACAACTTCGCCGGCGGGGAGAAGGACTACATCTCGGACCTGAAGAAGGAGCTGGCCGCAGCCGGGGTCAAGGACACCGAGCCCCTGGTCGACCCTCAGACTGGCGCCGAGCTGGGCGACACCCTGACGGGCGACCAGTACATGCTCAAGCTCAAGCACCAGGTCACCAAGAAGTCTGCGGCCAGGTCCGGGGGGACAGGCTACGGCTACGACGTGAACCGCGTGCCCAAGGGCGGGGGTGCCCACGGTGCCCAGGCGATGGACGCGCTGGGCATGTACGCCATGCTCGCGCACGGAGCGAAGGCCAACATCCGGGAGATGGCCACCTACAAGACCCAGCGCAACGACGAGCTGTGGGACGCGCTGCAGTCGGGCGAGCCCCTCCCCCCGCCGACGACCTCCTTCGCCTACGACAAGTTCCAGGGGTACATGAACGTGATGGGGATCAACCCCACGAAGCGGGGCAGCGTGATCAACCTGTCCCCCTTGACCGATGCCCAGGTCGTCCAGATGTCCAACGGGGCACTGCCAGACGCGGGGCTGATGTTCCAGGGCAAGGACATGAAGCCTGAGCGAGGTGGTCTGTTCGACCCCCGCATCACCGGCGGCCCCGACGGCACGAAGTGGAGCCACATCGAGCTGGCCGAGTCGATGCCCAACCCGGTGTTCGAGCGCGCCATCCTCACGCTGACGGGGCTGACCAACAAGAAGTACCAGGCCATCATGGCAGGCAAGGACGAGCTCGACGGCAAGTCCGGGCCCGAGGCCATCCGGGAGAAGCTCAAGGACATCGACGTCGACAAGCGGCTGCGGCAGCTCCGCCGGAAGATGGAGAAGACCGACGCCCCGGCAGCCCTGGCCAAGATGAGGAAGGAGTCCCGCTACCTCGAGGCTCTGCAGGCCAACGAGATGACGCCGAGCGACGCCTACCTCATGTCGGTGGTGCCCGTCCTCCCGCCGTCGATGCGGCCGGTCTCCGTGATGGACGGGGGCGACCTCAACACCCGCGACATCAACGGGCTGTACAAGTACCTCGCCATCTCCAACCGGCAGCTCAAGGAGTTCGACCCGGGCCTGCCCGAGGGGGAGAAGCGCAAGCTGCAGGCGGAGCTGTACGACGACCTCCGTGCCCTGACGATGACGGGCAAGAACATCAACAAGCAGCAGTACCGCGGCGTGATGGAGACGATGAAGGGGGTGCCCCAGCCCAAGGACTCCTTCTTCCAGAAGAACCTCATCAGCCGCAAGCAGGACCTGTCGATGCGGTCCATCATCATCCCCGAGCCCGCGATGGGCCTGGATGAGGTGGGCATCCCCTACTCCCTGGCGAAGGAGACCTACAAGCCCTTCATCGTGAGGAAGCTGCGCACCGAGCAGGGGTTCACCCCGCTCGAGGGCCAGAAGGAAGTGGAGAAGGACACGGAGCTGGCCCGCCGCACCCTGGAGCGGGTGCTGGATGAGCGGCCCGTGCTGCTGAAGCGCGACCCCGTGCTCCACAAGTTCGGCATCATGGCCTTCCAGCCCAAGGTGGTGGAGGGCAAGGCCATCCGCATCCACCCGCTGGTGACCGGCGGGTACAACGCCGACTTCGACGGCGACGCCATGTCCGCCTACGTCCCCCTCACCCACGAGGCGGTCAGCGAGGCGCACAAGATGTTCCCCTCGCGCAACCTGTTCAGCCCCACCTCGGGCCGGCTGATGTACCAGCCCGGCCACGAGGCACAGCTCGGGCTGTACCGGCTGACGAAGTGGGGCAAGCGCACCGGCCACGAGTTCAAGTCGACCAAGGAGGCCGCCAAGGAGGCCGCCGAGCTCGGCCTGGGCATGACCGATGTCATCACGGTCAAGGGCAAGGAGACGACCCTCGGCCGGCTGCTCATCGACCGGGTGCTGCCGAAGGGGGAGCGGGGGAACACGAAGCTCCTGCACACCCCCAGCTACCTGCTGGACAAGGGGGAGGCCCGGAAGCTCCTGACCTCCCTGGCCGAGAAGCACCCCAACGACTTCGGGGATGCGGTCAACCAGCTGAAGGACCTGGGGAACAACTACGCCTACCAGTCCGGCTTCTCCGTCAGCCTCCGAGACTTCACCCCGCAGCGGAACATCCGCGACCGCATCGTCAACGCGGCGCACAAGGAGGTGGCCGCCATCCACAAGCGGCGCGACATCTCCGAGGAGAAGAGGGAGCGGCTGGCCGCCGAGGCGTACCAGAAGGCGACCAACGAGCTGACCCGCATCCTCAAGCCGAAGCTGGCCAGGGAGAAGAACAACGCGCTCGAGCTCGTGTCCTCCGGCGCCCGTGGAGACTGGGACCAGCTGCGGCAGATCGTCGTGGCCCCGATGCTCATCAAGGACGCGGCCGACAGGCCCATCCCCATCCCCATCACGAAGAGCTACGCCGAGGGCCTGGACACGGCGAGCTACTTCACCACGATGCAGGGCGCCCGCAAGACGATGATCCAGAAGACCAAGGAGACCGCCAAGCCTGGCGCGCTCACCAAGGACATCGTCAACTCGGCCATGAACATGCTCGTCATCCCGGGCGACGCCCCGGACGACGCCGAGGACGGGATCTTCCTGGACACCGAGAGCCGGGAGATCATCGGCCGGTTCCTGTCGAAGCCCGCCAAGCTGCGGACGGGGGAGACCCTGCCGCGCAACACGGAGCTCACCCCCGAGGTCATCACGCGCATCCGCAACGCGGGCACGAAGAAGGTCTCGGTGCGCAGCCCACTACGCAGTGCCGCGGCGCAGGGCATCTACGCCAGGGACTACGGGACGCTGCCTGGTGGTGGCCTGCCTGAGCCGGGCACCAACATCGGCGTCATCGCAGCCCAGGCGCTGGGCGAGCCGGCGACCCAGCTCTCCATGAAGGCGTTCCACCACGGAGGCGTGGCGAGCACCAAGGGGAAGGTCACCGACTCGTTCACCCGCGTCGAGAACCTGTTGCAGATGCCGTCCACCCTGCCCGACTCAGCGACCCTGGCTGGCAGGGGCGGACGCATCTCCAAGATCGAGAAGGACCGGGACGTCGGCGGGCTCAACGTGTGGGTCGAGGACAAGCGGCACTACGTGCCCGAGCACCTGGTCCACTCCGGCCTCCACCTGCGCAAGGGCCTGGCCGTGAAGCGCGGCGACAGACTGTCGGCGGGACCCATCAACCCGCACGAGCTTCTGCCTTTGACCAACATCAACACCGTGAGAAACTACCTCACGGATGAGGTGCACACCGCGTACAAGGACTCGGGAGTCCAGCGGCGGAACGCCGAGGCGGTCATCCGTGCCATCACCAACCTCGGTGTGGTGCGGGACCCCGCGGGCGACCCGACCCTGCTGAAGGGCGACCTCGTCTCGGTGTCGCAGATGGAAGCGCGCAACCGGAAGTCGAAGAAGCCAGTGGCGTTCCGCCCCGTCCTGCGCGGGGTGAACCAGACGCCGCTGGACATGCAGACCGACTGGATGGCACGTATGCAATACCAGCGCCTGCAAGATACAGTGGTGGACGCAGCCCTGAAGAACTGGGGCAGTGACATTCACGGGATGCACCCAGTCCCGGGCATGGCCTACGGAGCCGAGTTCGGGAAGCCCCCGCTTGGGGTGACGAGCTTCAAGTACTGAGGAGAGAGCATGCACGACCTCGAGAAGACCGCAGTGTTCCACGCGTTCAGGGCCGGTGCCCTCGACGAGATGGAGAAGATCGCCACCGAGCAGGGACTGACCCACCTAGAGAAGGTGGCCCTCCTGAGCGCCATGGGCAACGGCCTGCAGAAGGTCGCCATCTTCGGCGCCATCGGCAAGGGCGTGGCGAGCATGACCAAGAGCTTCGGCCAGTCCCTGGGGCAGCGTGGCTCGAAGGTGATGGCCGGACGCGCAGCCAAGGCCGGTGGTGAGGCCGTGAAGGCCCCCTGGCACATCGGTGCGGCCAACCGCCTCGGTGACGCGTCCAAGTGGATGGCCGCGCGTCCCGGGACCACGGGTGGTCTGGCCCTCGGTGGGGCAGGTCTGGGCGCAGCCGGCCTGACCGGCGCGGGCTTCGCCGCCGGCGGCGCCGCCGGTGAGGGCCACCAGGCTGTCCGCCGCGCCGTGAGGGGGTAGTGCATAGGTGCCGCCCAACCCCCTGGTGCACGGCCGACGCAGGCCGGCCTTCATCGAGTCTGCACGGGTGATGAACGTGAACGCAGCGAGCTACTCGGTGGACATCCTCACTGACCCGCCCGACGAGCGGTTCTGGGGTGACATGCCGTTTGCGTCCCCGTACATGCACCCGCAGGGGGGCGAGGGGCTGTACGTCATGCCCGAGGTGGGAGCTCGCTGCTGGGTCTGCTGGCCCAGCGACGCGCTCTCTCCCTTCGTGCTGGCCTACGGCCCCTACGCGTCCGCGGACCAGGAGGCGGCAACCCGCTGGCGCTCCGGCCGGGAGGAGCTCCGGCCCGGGGACATCTACCTGGGCACGCGTGACCGCAACGGCATCGTCATCCGGCGCGGCGGGGTGCTGCAGGTGATGTCCACCCCGCTGGCTCAGCGGATGTACATCCCCATCAACAACCTCATCCGGGACTTCTGCCAGAACTACGGCATGCACACGTTCGGCGGCGACCTGACCTGGGAGGTGGGGACCCCGGCGGACAACGCCTACGGGGACCGGGAGACGGTGTGGCGCCTCAAGGCCAAGGAGAAGGCGGACGACCCTGGGATCGTCTGCGACTTCTCCCTGGGCCACCACGACGAGGACGTGGCCCTGGAGCTGCTCATCTACAGCGACGGCACGGATGAGCACACGCAGGTGGCGCACCTCACCATCGACAAGGCCGGGGTGACTACCTGGACCCTCGAGGACAACTTCAACATCGTCACCGAGAAGTCCTTCTCAGTGGAGGCCACGGAGAACGTGGAGATGGTGGCGACCCAGGAGATGAACCTGGACGGCAAGGCCGGCGTGCTGCTGCAGAGCACCAGCGCCGGCGTGAAGCTGCTGGCCAACGCGAACATCGAGCTGGGTGACTCCGGCCTCGTGGTGACGCCCGATGGGCGGGTCGAGGTGGGAGCAGGGGCCACGGAGAAGATGGTGCTGGGGGACTCCCTGGCCAGCTGGCTGCTCAACCACGGCCACATCATCACGGGTACCCTGAGCGGCACGGCGGTCACTGGTCAGACCGCCGGGCTGATGCCGGGTACTCCAGACCCGACGACCACGATCCTCTCGAAGAAGCACACGGTGAACTAGGAGACTGCCATGGATCTCTTCCTCGACGCACAGCCCACCACGGAGAAGACGGCCGCGTCCATCGCTCGGATGGACAGCAACCCCGCCACGTGGTCCAAGCAGATCCTGCAGGAAGCGCACCGTCAGCTGCCCTTCCTCCAGGAGTACGACATCTCGGTGAACCTCACGGACTCCGCCCCCGAGCAGGGCTACGCCATCGGGTACATCGAGGTGAAGAACCCCACCATGATGACCCCGGGCGACGAGCTGATCACCCAGCCGGTGAAGCACGGCCGCATCCCCATCATCATCCGGGAGTTCGAGCTGCACCCGCTCGACCTGTTCATGAAGGGGGACAAGTCGTACCCGCTGACGGAGGCGCGCTTCCGCCAGGCGATGTTCCGGCCGGAGGAGTTCGACGCCCCCGGGAACCTCCCGCCCGAGGTGAACATCGAGAACAACCTCGAGCCTCCCTTCGTGGGCAACCGCGGCGGCTTCCTCTCCACGGGCCGCGAGGTGACCAGCTCGGTGCGCGACCTGCCGCCGCTGCTGTACACGCTGGCGCCGCTGATGGACAACCAGACCATCGAGAAGGTGGCGGACATCGTCGCCTCCGACCCCACCGTGCAGGCACGGTTCCGGGACAACCCCGACGCCGCGGCGAGCCTCGGGTTCCTGGCGGGCTCCAGCGAGATGGAGAAGGCCTCGTCCGATGAGGTGTGGTCCTCCGTGGTCGAGCGCATCAAGCCCAACGTCATCCAGGTGGAGAAGCTGGCCAGCGGGAAGTACCGGGTGAAGTGGGCCAACTCCGAGGCGTTCGCGCCCCAGGAGGCAGAGATGGTGCAGCCCCAGGTCGAGGAGATGGCGGGCGAGGAAGCCATCGGTGGCCTCGGCGAGGGCGAGAACCTCACCGTGTCCCCCGACGCCGGCCCCACCCCGATGACGGAGCCGGAGCTGGACCTCAAGGCCATCGCCGAGTTCGGCCAGTGGAAGGTCGTGTCCCTGGACGGGCGTGAGCTGGTCGGCTGGGTGTTCCCCCAGCTCCTGAGCTTCGACGGGGAGTCCCTCCCCATGGCGCTGTTCACCAACGGCTCGGAGTACAGCATCCAGGGCGCCATCGCGGGCAGCCGCGTGGGCCAGGGGGTGAACCTCCCCCACTCCGACCCCCAGGGCTACGGCTGCTTCTACTACATCTCCGAGGGCACGGCGCGCGCGACCATCCCCTTCCAGATCGAGGCCCTCGACGAGACCGGGGAGTCCCGCACCTACTCGGTGAGCACCGACATGGGCGAGGAGTTCCAGGTGCAGGTGGTCCCGCAGCTGCAGGTCATCACGCCCATGGGCGAGGGGATGTACGGGGTGCCCGAGCACTTCGGCTTCCTCCCCCTGACCGGGCAGCTGACCAAGCTGGTGGAGGATCCCGCGGCCCTGACCAAGGAGTCCGAGGCCCGGGAGATCGCCGACTGGGGCGAGGTCATCACCGACGGCACCGTCTACAGCCTGAGCGGCCGGCCGTTCGAGAAGCTGGCGGACTCCGTCAAGAGCTTCATCGACAGGCCGGCGGCCGAGTTCCTCCTGGTCTCCGCCGGGGCCAACCCCAGCGAGGTCAAGGAGAAGCTCGCCGTCGCCGCCGAGTTCGGCGGCGCGTCGTTCACCTTCAACAACCTCCGGCAGATCACCCCGTTCGTCGAGGTCTACGAGGACTCGATCAAGACCGCCAGCGCCGTGCGGGGCAAGCTCCCCGAGCCCCGGCTGCTGGTCAAGGAGGCAGCCGACGTGGCCGTCGGTGACGGCACCGCCGTCGACGCCGTGCTGTCGCTGGGGTTCCTCACCCCCGAGACGGTGTCGGTCTTCCTCTCCTACATCCCGTACCTGGAGGACACCATCAACCGGCTGGCTGACCTGCTGATGGCCACCCGGATGGGCCTCCGCATCATGAACGAGAGCTCGGTCCGCACGGCGCTGTTCTCCCTGGAGGAGACGCTCAACGGCCTGAAGCTGCTGGCGCAGGCATGAGCACGGTCCTCGGCGAACGGCCTCGCCACCCGAGCGAGCGCTTCATCCTCTTCCTGCTGACCCAGCAGGACCCGGACGAGTGCCACACCGACGTCATCCTGGCGCAGCTGGATGCGTGCAAGCTCCCGCCGGCCCACGAGAACCACGTGGACGGCCTCCGCATGCTGCTCCTGCGGGACATCCCCAAGCCGTTCATGCCCAGGAACCGGCGGCACCAGAAGTCGATGGACTTCCTCCGCCAGCACGAGGTGTACGACCTGCACCACCCCGGTCCCGCGGTGGAAGAAGCCGCGGCCATCCTGGGGGACTACCCGGTGCGCAGGAAGGTGGAGATCGGGCTGCTCGGCCGCATCTCCCACGCCCTCATCGCCCGAGAGATCGGGGACCAGCAGGGCGTGACGCTCACCGAGGAAGGCGTGAGCGCCTACGAGTACTTCTTCTGGGACGTCAGCACGATGAGCCTCGAGGAGTGGGCGGCCATCATCGACCAGCAGCCCATCACCATGCTCATCCGGGACAACCAGATGTCCGCGCTGCAGTGCGGAGGCAAGGTCGCCCTGGCGAAGATGGGGCTGGACCCCAGCGTCGACCCCCAGGAGATGATCCAGGACATGCTGCGTCGCGTGTACCTGAACTTCGTGGAGGTGGACAAGGTCATCCCCCTGCACAAGGACAAGATCGGCATGCTCTCGAGCCTGGCGAGCACCGGCCTCGCGCTGTACAAGCAGGCGACCACCAGCGAGCACGCCCTCCGTCGACTGCTCAAGGACTTCGAGCGGATGAAGATGGAGACCAACGACGAGAACACACCGGCGCTGTCCGAGCTGGTGGACAAGGACGGGACCTTCACGGACACTGCAGACATCATCCCGCTGCACGGCGGGGCGAAGAAGGGGAGCTGATGGAAGAGCAGGGAATCCAGATCAAGCCTGTCACCACGCTCCCGCTCGTGGACTTCGGTCCGGTGAAGGTCGAGTGGGTCTTCAAGGACGGGAACATCATCTACCACATCTACCGCGGCACACTGCGGCGGTGGCCCGGTGAGCTGCACATGCGGGACGTCCTCGGCGATGTCTTCGAGTCGCTCGGGGTCCCGTCCGACGACGTCGTCGGCTCCTACACCGAGGAGGTGGACAGCTGGGCCGTGCGAGCTCCCGGGGTGGGCGGGGACACCGAGGACCTGGTCCGGATGACTGCGACCTTCGGGGAGCGCCTGGCGGAGAAGCTGCGCCGTGCCTCCTGACCTCCTGAAGCTGGCGGTCGAGGTAGGGGCGCTGCCCTCCCCGGCCATGCCCGAGCCCAAGCCGCTGGTGCCCTTCACCGTGGGAGCGCCCGACGCGAGCTGGGGCGAGCGGCTCAAGCGCAGGGAGGCACCGGCGGAGTACAAGCAGTACTCGCGCGGAGGGAAGTCGTTCTTGCTGGACAAGGACATCCCGATGCTGGAGACCCTGGAGGAGGGCGAGGCCGGGCTGGAGGCGATGCGCAAGGCCATCCGGGAGGGGATGGACAAGAACTGGACGCACCCCCAGGTGGCCATCCCACGGGACATCGACCTGCTGAAGCGCTTCCCCGGCTTCCAGAAGAGCGTGCTCCCCGCCGTCCGCCTCCCGGGCGAGCCCCGAGGTAGTGACACCTGGCGGCGGGGCCGGCTGCACGCCCACGAGTACGGCCCGGTCTGGCTGGTGCACGAGGACGCCCACGCTCCCCAGTCCAAGCGGGTCACGGACCTCAAGGGGGCGTTGAAGTTCAGGGAGATGTTGAACATCGAGGCAGCCAGGCACGCCCCCGAGGCCGGGAGGGCGCAGCTCCGTCGCTACCGGGCGCTGCGGCCCGTCGTGCTGAACACCCCGAAGGGGCGGTGGGAGCGGGAGAAGACCAGCGGGGTCGTGAAACTGGCGCAGAACCCCCCGCCCATGCAAGCTCCCGTCGACCCGACGGGGAACATGTGGGGGCTCGCCGGCGGCGCGGGCACCCTCCTCGCCGGCGGCCTGGCTGGGCGCGCCGCGCTGCCCCAGGTCGCAGGGAGCCGGGTGGCTCAGCACCTGCTGACCGACGCGCAGGTGGCGACGGCGAAGCAGTGGGCCGCTCGTCGCGGCGCCCTCGGCGGCGCTCTCCTGGCGGCCTACCCCGCGTGGCGGGTGGCCCAGATGGTAGCCAACTCCCCGCGCAGGCACACTGCCTGGCAGCACCAGGTGTTCGGGTTCTGAGTATGCGCCCCTCTGTCCCCGCCTTCCGAGACGAGCTCGAGCAGATCGGCCTGGAGAAGGTGGCGGCCAACGTGCAGGCCCTTTGGTCTGCAGCGCAGCGGCTGGCTCGGCACGTCCGCCCGGACATGCAGAAGCACGTCCTCCATGGGGACTGGCGTGTGGTAGGCAAGGAGGTCTTGCGGGCCGAGCGTCAGGGTCTCCCACTGGACTCGGTGATGCCTCGGATCTCTGAAGGCTTCCGCGAGTCCGCGGCGCGCCTGGGGCGTGAGGGCATCGAGGCGGGCCAGGTCTCTGTGCCGGGCGGGGCGCCCCACCTCATCCGTGGGTACAGGGGGTCGGACTTCAGTGCCATCGCCTTCCCCAAGCCCTCGAGCGTTCGTGCATCTGGTGGAGGTGAGGCGCGAAGTGCGATGGCTAGCCGGCGCGCGAAGGCCATCTACACCCGGAACAAGGCAGGCCTCGACCGAATCGCGGACACCCAGGGGCAGACCGCGGCGATGGCGCGCCTCACCCGCCTGACGGATGCTGAGATGCGGCGTGCAGCTACACCCAGCGGCCCCATCATGAAGCGGACGACGGTACACAGCCACCCCTACGTTCAGGCTGGGTACTGGGGCCCCTCGGGGCACTTGCAGACTGAGGCGGCCAGGTCCGCCAAGAGGTCGGGGGACATGCTGAAGATGTGGAGACAGGAACCCCGCCTGCAGGCGGAGTTCCGGAAGATGGGCCCGCAGCTGGAGCGGGAGCATGCGATGGCCACCAGCAAGCTGCAGGACATCATGCCCTCAGCAGCGGACGTGGTGTCAGGCACGCGCCCACAGCAGATTGGCAGGTGGCAGGGTATCTTCTCTCCGCAGACCGGGAACACAGGCTTCTTCCGCTCCGGTGGGTACAAGCCGGACACCAAGACCCCGAGCCGCTGGTTCGCCATCAGCGGGAAGTGAGGTAGCGTAGTGCCCTTCAAGTCCGAGGCGCAGCGACGGAAATTCTACGCGATGGCTGCGCGCGGGGAGATCTCCGAGGAGACCCTGAAGGAGTGGCAGGACTCCACGGGGGACAAGGAGCTGCCGGAGAAGGTGGGCAAGGAGAAGACTGCGCTCAACGAGCGGCTGCTCGCCCGCGCCTTCGGTAAGGAGCTGGAGCGTCACGGACTGAAGGCGGGGGAGGTTCTGGACGAGCTGATCCACAACTACGGGAAGGTGGAGATCCCGAAGCGGCTGCGCAAGGGCATAGTGGGGTTTGCCATCAAGACCTCCCCGGATGTGCGAGCGGGGCTGGACCCGCTCGCCGGATACTTCAAGGCAACACGCATGGTGACGCGCCTCCCACTGGACCACCCGGCGCGGAATGTAGACGCCGCGAGGAAGCGGTTCGTCGACATGGCGGAGAAGAGGTACTGGGAGAGAGCCGCAGCCGAGGCCAAGAGGGGCAGGGAGACAATGCTGTCCGGGAGGCACCAAGGCGCGGGCGCGGCCGTCCCCAAGGTACCAAGCACCGTCTCCGAAGAGGGGGCCGTCCTGGGGGGGACTACGTACAACCCCGATGCCATAGGGTACAAGGGGTCCAGGGCGCTCTCCACCTTGGGAGGCAGCGGGCCGGGAGAGAGATGGATTACCGCGCACCCCGATGTCGCTGCAGGGTACGCCCGCCGGCCCAGCCGCTTCGCCGCAGAGGCACGCATTTCCGCGCACGACTTGAGCCGGGCGAAGGATTGGACGGGCGGGTGGACGCCGCATATTGCACGACCCCTAGCTGAGGGAGAGGTCGGTGCCCAGTCTCCAGAGGCCCTCAAGGCCCTGCTGGGGGAGGCTGAGGCCGGGATACTCCGGAGGAAGGGCAACTTCTGGGGCCGGTCGCCTACCTATGAGGGGGTTGCCACTGCTGATGATCTCGCCCGCTCGTTGCTCGCCGAGTACAAGCAACTGCCCGGCGGGGGGTACATGCGCGTGCGTGGGGCCCCAGTACTCGGAGAGTGGTCGGCCGCGGCCCCGCAGGTCAAGGTGAGCCACGTGAAGGAGGCCAAGCAGGTCCGACTCGGCCCACCGCCCAAGCGGAACCGCAAGCAGTGGCCCTACCAGGGGACCATCAACTTCCGCGGCCTCGACATCCTGGTGGAGAACAAGCGAGGCACCGACCGGGTCTGGACCGACGAGAACAGCAACGAGACGGGCCGTACCCGGATGCACCACCACTACGGGGAGGTGCGCCGGACCATGGGCCCCGACGGCGACCCCGTCGACGTGTTCGTCGGCCCCGACGCTGGGTCCGACGTGGTGTACATCGTCCACCAGATGAAGCGCCCCAAGTACAAGGAGTACGACGAGGACAAGTGCATGCTGGGGTTCCGCACCGCCAAGGAGGCGAAGGCGGCCTACCTCAAGCACTACGACAACCCCAAGTTCTTCGGCTCGATGACCACGATGTCGTTCGACGACTTCGCCAAGCTGCTCCGCCGGCGAGACGTGCGGGGCAAGCGGATCACCGAGGCACTCATCAAGGTGGGGGCGCAGCTGTTCTTCCCCTCGGTGAAGACCGCGTCGACGGTGCGGGAGCTGTTCCGCGAGGAGATGAGCAAGACCGGTGCAGCTCAGGGCGAAGAGAAGCTGGCCTCCTCTGAGTACGTGGTCCCCGAGAGGCAGTTCCGTCCTGGCGGCCTGGTTGGAGACTTCGCGGCCGGGATGGACCCCACAGGTACGTGGACCACTGGTCTGTCCAAGCGCACGGAGAGCCGGTACCCGACGGGCGGCGCGAAGGCACGGCATGCAGCGGGGTACGGAGCAGCTGTCACGGGTGGCTTGGTGGGGGGCGGTGTCCTCCTTCCCGGCACAGTCTCGGGCATCCTCGGGGCTGCACGTGGTGTAGCGCAGACCGGGGGAGGGGCTGGTCAGCGGGCACTGGGGGCAGCGCGCGGGTTCACCAAGGGGTTTGCCGCGCCCTTCAAGGGCCTAGCCCGTGGTGCCCGCCTGCACAGATGGATGCGGGGGGTGCACAAGGGTGGCCAGCCCATGCACGTCCCCGAGAGGATGGTCAGGGACGTCGCGGACACAGCCAAGGGCGTGACCTTTGGCTCTCTGTTCCGTGGGAAGGGTGGGGCCCCCAACAACCTACTCCACGACGTGGGCTCCAAGATGCGGGCGGGTGGGGAGTATTCCCTCGACGACATCGCCAGCTTCCTGCACAGCAAGGGCTACGGGCCCGAGCAGATCACCTCGTACATGAAGCAGCGGGGGATGTCTCCTGAGCACATCGGGCATGCGATGGAGCGGGTCAAGGGGCTGTCCCCAGAGCAGACAGGTGCCTGGCTCAGGCAGAAGGGGGTGTCCGAGGAGGTTGTCTCGAACTACCTCACGAGCCGAGGGCTCGCTCCGTCCTTCGTCACGGACGCCCTGACTGCCCGTGGGGTGACTCCGGCCAACGCACAGAAGGTCTGGGGGGAGCTCCAGAAGGTCACCAACCCGCAGCAGGCGGCCAAGATGCTGGAGGCCCACGGGCTCACCCCAGAACAGGCTGCGCAGATCCTACGGCAGCGTGGGGCGACTCTGGAAGGCGTGGGGCAGCACATGTCTGCCAAGGGGCTGGACGTCGCTGCGCAGACTCGACGCCTGGAGCAGTTCGGAGTGACCCCCGAGCGCGCAGGCAAGGTCTTCCAGGCGATGGAGGGGGCCACCCCCGAGCGCGCAGCTCAGATCCTGCGGGACTCCGGGGTCTCTCCAGAGAACATCGTCAAGGTGCTGGCCGAGCGTGGCGTGGGGCAGAGGGCAGCCACCTTCGCCGTCGAGCGTCTCGGGGTGTCCCGGGATGCCGCGAGTCGGCTGTTTGCCAACATCCACAAGATCACCCCGGAAGCTGCAGCGAAGAGGCTCCAACAAGAGATTGGGAACCAGAAGCTGACGAGGGGTCAGATCGAGGACTTCATTCGGAGGCAGGTGGTCACTCCCGAGAAGGCACGCTACATCCTGCCCATCACCGCAGCGGAGATGACGGGAGGCCTTGCCAGCCTCGGTGTAGGCGCCGGCGTGGGCACGCTCGGCGCAGCGGCCCAGTACCGGAAGGGCGTCTCCCTTGAGCGGGAGTTCCGAGGCAGGCTGCGCAAGGACCGGGAGAAGCGTGGGTCTGGCGAATTCGTTTTGGACTTCTCCCCAGAAAACGCCCCTACTACGGGTCCAATTTTGGAAACCCAACTGGACAAGTTGGGGGCGGAGCAGGTCGGACTGGAGAAGACGGCGCTCAACGAGCGGCTGCTTGTACGCGTCTTGGGGAGGGAACTGGAGCGGCATGGGATCACTGCGCGGCGAGCCCTCGCAGAGTACAACTACGGGTTTGGGAAGCAGGATCTCCCTGTCGCGCTTGCACGTCAGATCGACGAGCTCGCGGGCGCCGTAAAACCGCACACACCTTCTCGCTGGAGACAGGGCGTGGCGCCCTCCCGCGATGCGGCGGCCAGGAGGGGCGTGCTCCTTGGGCGGAAGGGGAGATCCCCGCGGTCCCTCACCCCCATGCAAGAGGCCGAGCGGCAGGGGACAGAGCGCCTCATCCTGTCTGGGCGGCATGGGGAACCGGAGATCATCCCAGGCGGCGGGCCCGGGTCTCGCATGCTTTGGGCATCCCCGGAGTCTGTAGTGATCAAGGGACTGGATGCGAAAAGAGGCCAATGGGCGTATCGTGGTCACCAGCCGTCACCAAGCCCTGCGCCTCCTGGGTCTCGTTGGGTCACCGGACATTCTGAGGTCGCCAGGAACTACGCTGGGTCCCTGCCTGCAGGGGAGAAGGGGCTGGGGGATGTCTATTTCGCAGTCTATGACCCGAGAAGGATCAGAGACAAGGGCCCATGGACGAGGCATGAGGGTTTGGACGTCCGAAACCTCCCCCTAGTCTCCCGCCTGCTACATCGCATCAATACAGCGCTCGGGAGGTCCCGGAAGAACTTCGGAAGCGAGGTTGGGTGGTCCCCTTACTACGAGAGGGTGGTGCATGGCGGACAACTCGCCGATGCGCAAGTGGCCTCGTACAAACAGCTGCCGAGTGGGAACTTCATGCGGGTGAGGGGCACCCACCCGTTCCCGGGTGCCGAGGAGCTAATCAGTAAGGCGGAAACGCCGAAATGGTCCCTGTGGGACAGGTTCTGGGGGGGCCCCGTACGGAGAGAGGCCAAAGAGCTTCAGAGGAGGCTGATACAACTCCGACTTGGTGGGGGCCTGTCTGCGTCCCAGAAGGCGCGCGCGGACAAGCTGACGCCAGTTCTGGGGCATTTCAGTCATGTGCATGACGTACCGGGTGTGACTCGCCTGAAGAAGCCGATGGACGAGGTAGTGAGCTCTGCACGGAAGAAGGTGCTGACGCTCGGTCTAGTTGGGCGGCGCGGGGCGCAGACCCCCCTGGAGGGTCACAACGCATACCTCAAGAACTTGGATAACCTCTTCCACAA